TACAAGTAGAATAAAATTTGGTACTTTAAAAAATAAACAACATGGCAAACGCATTAAGACTAACAGCTAACGGTGGCTGTGAATATATTGATAACACAGTAGCGAGAACAGGCAAAAAATATTACTGTTTTATTGTTCAAGCTGATACAGTAGTAGCAACTTTAACAGGTGGCTTTGCACCCGATACTACAACAAACTATTTAACATCAATTGGTTTAAGTGGTAAAACATTAAAGCAAGGGGCTATTATTTACGCTCCTGGTGATGCTGTATTTACTAATCTTACTTTAACAAGCGGAACTATCATTGCTTATTCGGAGTGATACCTTTACATCCATTATCTGTTAAGAACTACGTTAGATGTTGTTCTGTTAGAAATCTTAATTGGGTTACAACAGAAGGCACATCTAATGTAAGTGATTATCCTGCTTATGGTCTTTATAACTATTCACATACAATGTTTATTTTAAAACAAAGTGAGTTAGGTAGTCAAAAAAATATAACAGGATTACAGATACACATGGCAGGTTATTCAGCAGGATATATTTATAATAACCAAACAATTAGAATTGCACACATAACAGATTCTCAATTTGGAACTAATGTTCAAATAACAAACACAAATGGTGATGTTAGTGGAATAGCAGGAATTAAAGACTTGCAAGCTGTTAAGAATTTCAATTGGTCGGTTACTTCAGGGTATAATAATATAAATTTTGACAGTAACTTTTGTTATAATGGGATTGATAATCTTTTAATTATTTGGATTAATAAAGATGGAAGTTGGCAAAGTGGCTATGGTTGGGCTGAATGCCATTCAACAAGCGCACAATTTTTAAGTTGGTATAAACAAAATGACGCAAGTTATCCAACAGGATTTGGCACAAGAAATTCATCAACAAGACCTAATATAAAAATTAATTATTAATGGATCAATTAAAAATAGAATTAAGCCAATACGGTGAAATAATTAATTGTGAAGATTATCAAAAGTATTTTTTAGTGGTACTTTATAATTGGAGTGAAAGCATTGAAACATTTAACAGCATAGCAAATAAGTATTTAAGAGGGCAAAAAGTTTGTACCTTAGAAAATGGAGTTTTAAAGTCTGAATATGATTGGAACTAATTTAGCAATAACAACTAAAAGATATGTGCCATTAGGGGGTGCAGCAACTGATGCAGATGCTCAAGCTTTTATAACAGCAGCAGGAATAACTAATGCTACTCAACAAAGTGCAGTTAATCAACTTGTATTAGATTTAAAGAGTGCTAACATTTGGACAAAAATGAAGGCTATATATCCAATTGTTGGTGGAACTGCAAGTTCTCATAAATGGAATTTAAAAAATCCTTTAGACACAAATGCAGCATATAGATTAACTTATACAACTGGATGGACACATTCATCTACAGGTATGAAACCTTCACAAGCATATGCAGAAACTTTTTTAAATGGAACAGTATTAGGTGGAACATCTATACATACATCAACTTACACAAGAACACAAGCTACTGATACAAATCATAGAATAGAAATAGGAGCATTTGACGGTACTAATTTCAATGCAAGTTCTGCTTATTATAGTACTGTAGGTAAAGTAGTTACTTATGGCATTAATAATTCAGCAAATCAAGCTACAAACGCAACAACAAACACATTAGGTTTTCAAATTGGTTCAAGAACATCAGCAACATCTTTAAAACTATATTTTAATGGTAGTTTATTATCTACAAACACAAATAGTTCATCAAATCAAACAAATCAAACGTTTTTTTTAGGAGGTTATAAAAATAATGTTGGAATAGGTACTGATTTTTCAAATCGTGAATTATCATTTGTATCAATAGGTGATGGCTTAACAGATACCGAAGCAGCTAACTTATATACTGCGGTTCAAAATTACAACACAACTTTAGGGAGGCAAGTATAATGGAAGGAAGAATAGTAACAAACCAACAAGCAAATGAACTACAAGGAGTATTTATCGATGCTGACACTTTTTTTAATTTCGTTCAAGATATTAACGGAGTTTACTTTTTATTTTTAAGTCAACAAGATGAAATTGATGTTGCTCAAACACAATATGCTTATTTATTAGATATTCCATTAAGTCCTTACACACCACCACCAACACCACCAATACCATGAAAGAAACTTTAGAGCTTATAAAGAAATATGGTGCAACAGCTGTATTAGTTTTATGGCTATGGCACACACATAATAGAGTAGCTAACTTAGAACAAAAGCTTTTTAATTGTTTAGAACGTGATAGATACGAGCAATTCTATACAAGACCAAATGAAGCTATTTTACCAAAAAAGATAGAAGATGAAACTAAAAGTAGTTAGAGAAATAAAGACCGAAGTAAGTACAATTGGAAGACTTTTTGTTAACGAGAAGTTTTTTTGTTATACCTTAGAAGATAAAGATAGAGGACTTAAACAAACAGATAGTTTACTTTTAATTCAAGCTAAAAAGATTTTTGGAGTTACTGCAATTCCTTCGGGTAATTATGAGTTGATAGTTAACCTTAGTCCTAAATTTAAACGTATGTTACCTCGTATTCTTAATATAAAAGGTTTTGACGGGGTTCTTATGCACAGAGGGAACTCGGCGGATCATTCGCTCGGCTGTATTTTAGTAGGCTATCAGAAAGGCGAAAATGCTATATTTGATAGCACAAAGGCTGAAAATGATTTGGTTAATCTTTTGCTATTGCACAAAGATGAAAAACACACTTTAGAAATTATTTAAATCAAAAAAGCCCTCATTACTAAGGGCTTCGTTGTTCAAAGAATATTAGTTTTATGAAAAGAACGTATGCAAATATAATAAAATTTTTTTATGCCAAACTTTCTAAATAAAATTTTTTCAGGTGGAGCTGGGCAAGTAGTTGAAAGCGTTGCCAATGTAGTTGACAAATTTGTTCAAACGAAAGAAGAGAAAGATGCTGCTAATTTAGAACTGCAAAAGGTTTTAAATAGCCATTTAGAAGTAATGGAGCAAGAAGCTACAAAGCAATTAGAAGTTTATCAAAAGGAAATGGATTCTGCAAGAAATCGTGAAATTCAAATAGCAACAGCAGAAAAAGCACCTTTATTAAATAAAATAGTTACACCTATATTAGCATTATCAGTTATTGCTTTAACCTTTGTTTTATTTTATATTTTAATGTTTAAGCAAGTAGGAGCTGAAAAAGATATTATCATTTACGTTTTAGGTGTTCTTAGTGCTGTATGTACTCAAGTTGTTTCTTATTATTTTGGTAGTTCTCAAGGATCAGCTCAAAAACAAACACAAATCGACAAATTGATTAAGTAAAATTTTACTATTGATTTTCAAGTAGTTAGCAATTATTGTAAAAAATAGTTGCTTTTTTTGGTTGTTTATATTAAAAATTGCTTTATATTTGCTTTATAATTAAAAACAAAGAATATGAAAAGCGCAAAACAAATAATAGCAAGAGAAAATGGAAGAAAATTAAATATCCAAATAACAAATCAATTAATAGCTAATGGAATAATGAGTTCATTTACAAAATATACTGGAAAAACTATTGAAGATGTGGAAGATTTAGAATGGATAAAATGGATAAAAGAATTAATGATAATTAGAGATAATTTTTGGAATGAATCAGAAAATTAAATAAATAAAAAAAGGGGGTGCGCATCTTCAACGCACAATTTAAAAATCAAAGAACATGAAAGTAACAATTGAACGCAAGGAAAAAGTTGAAGTAGAAGTAAACTTACCTTTATTTACAAAAGACAAGTATTATTATTACATGATTGAAGAAAACAGAACTACAACTGTTTTGTATCACAAAGATGAAGTTTCAATTCAAATGGTTAGCTATACAATGCAATTTCCATGTGCCTATGAGCAAATTGATCGTGAAGAATTTTTTAATGTATTAACACTTGCTAAAACTGAATTGCCATGTTAAATGATGAACTAAACTACTGGGAAAGCTACATTTACGATAAATTAGATGAGTATAATGCAGCTAATAATACTAAGGCTAATTTAGGCTTATGGTATTTGGAAATGTTTATTAATAAGGACTACACCACATTTGCTTTAACTTTCTTAAATGATAAATGCGATAGGATAGGCAGCCACATAATAAAGCAATCAATGAATCAGTACGAGCTTGATTTTATAGCAAGTCTTGATAACGAATTAAACAAACTATATAAAACAATATGAAAATCCCCAAACACATTAAAGACACAATAGATGAGTACTACTCATTCGGAGACCAAACTAAATTAAAAAGGTTTGCCGATAAAAAAGGAAAGAAATTCAGCCTTGTAACTATTCACAAGGCTTTTAAATCAGGCGAATGTAGTGATGATTTACTGGACCTAATCAACGAATTTTATAAACAAAAAACAGCAAAGTATGGAAACTAAAATGTACATGGAAAATATTCCAAAAGTTCAAATCAATAGGTTAATTAGAATATCTGAAATAGAAAAAGAGTTAATTGAAGTCTGTGAGAAACTTGCAAATGTTGAAGAGGACATAAATTTTGAGTTAACTGATAAATATATTTCACTTAAAAAACAAATGGATATTTTAACGGATAATTATTTGTCTTATAATTTGCTTTAAAATTAATTATTATTATATTTGTAAAAAGTTTATAACTATGAAAAAAACACAGAAACAAGCAGTACTGGATGCCTTACTAAGTGGCATCGCGGTAAATGGTTCTAATGCGTACGCCATTACAAAAAAAGAATGCAATCAGGGAACTCTTAACCTTCATAAGTTAATTGCAATGATCCGCAAATTAGGATATTCAGTTAATGAGCAATGGTTAAGAAACGAAAAAACAAAAAGCAACTACAAGCAATTTACAATCACCAACAAAAAACAAAAACATGGAAACTAAGAACAATTCAGGAGCAATCTTTAAGAATGCTAAAAAGACAAACGAGAAACAACCTGACTATAGAGGAACGGTAAACGTAAATGGTAAAGAAATGGAAATATCATTATGGTTAAAAGAAAGTCAAAAAGGGGTTAAGTATTTCAGCGCAGCATTTCAGGAGCCATATATTAAAAACAATGCAGATGCTACCTATACAGCAAAGAACAACATCAAACAAAGTTCAAGTAACTTTATGCCAGATGACTTCCGTATTGATTCGCACGATGATTTATTTTAATTAACCAATAAAAACAAAGAACATGAAAACGAACGAAACAAAAAAAGAACAACAAAGTTTATTTAAAAGCTTAGCAGCATTCCAACAAGAAGTTCCAGTTATTCACAAAGAAACAAAAGGTTACGGATATTCTTATGCAGATCTTCCAACTATCTTTGACAAAATCAATCCATTATTAGCAAAGCATAATCTAGGATTTACTCAACCAATTATGGGCAATTGTGTAAAGACAATTGTATTTCATACCGAAACAGGGGAAACAATTGAATCTGTTATTGAAATACCTCAAGGTGTAATGCTTAAAGGAATGAATGAATTCCAAGTAATGGGTTCTGCAATTACTTATATCAGAAGATATGCTTTAAGTTCAATTTTAGGCTTAGTTACCGACAAAGATACTGATGCACATGGTGAACAAGAAAAACCTGTTAAAACAGAAGTAAAACCATTAAATGTAATTGGAATAAAACACACTTTAAAAGGTGCAAGTACATTAAGTGAACTACAAAACATTTGGACTACATTAAGTAATGAAGCTAAATTGAATGTAGAAATAAATCAATTAAAAGATGAACTTAAAAAACAATTACAATAATGGAATCAACTATTGAAATATACAGCCCTGAATGGTTTATAAACCGACAAGGTAATTTCACCGGAAGTGAAATCTGGAAGTTAATGACTGAAGCACGTTCTAAAAAGGACGTGCTATCTAAAACAGCAGAAACTTACATTCTCGAAAAAGTATGGGAAAAATTAAGCGGTGAAGTAAAGCAAGGCATTAATAATTTTGCAACTGAATGGGGAAACGAACACGAACCAACTGCAAAGAAATTCTATTCATCAGTAACTGGCAATGAGGTTAAAGATAGCTTAATGCTTTACTCAAATGAAATAGAAGGCTTAACAGGAAGTCCTGATGGCTTAGTAGGTGAAGATGGAATGATAGAAATAAAATGCCCGTTTAATGGAGCTAATCATTTAAAACATTGCTTTATAACTAACGATGAAACTTTTTTAAGTGAACAGCCTGAATACTATTACCAAATGCAATGCTATATGTTATTAAGCGGTCGCAAGTGGTGTGATTTTGTTTCTTTCGACCCTCGTATTATTTCAGACTTAGGATTGTTTATTTACCGAGTAAATGCAAACGAAGAAATACACGATAAAATGAAAGAAAAAGTAATAGCAGCAAGGGAACTATTTAATCAATATTTTGAATCATTTAATGGAAAAAAATAAAAATAAATCAAATAAAACAAACATGAAAACAACAAACACAGAACCAATGGTGAAGTATAGTAACCACGTTCACACAACAACTGATTACTATTTATTCAAGTCAATAGATGGTAATAGAAACAAAAATCTTTTACATATTAATAGATTAAAAAAATCAATGCAATCTAATTATTTATTTACTGTTATTATAGTAAATGAGTATTATGAGATAATAGATGGGCAGCATAGATTTGAAGTTATAAAAGAATTAAATCTTCCTCTTAGATATATTATTTGTGAAGGTTATGGATTAGATGAGGTTCATCTATTAAATGCAAATTCTAAAACATGGAATAGCGATGACTATTTAGAAGGATATTGTAATTTAGGTAATAAAGATTATTTGATTTATAAAGAATTTAAACAAAGATATAATTTTGGGCATACTGAATGTTTAACTTTTTTATCAGGAAAAGCTTCTCAACAAAAAACTGATAAATTAAAAGAATTTTATGAAGGAAAATTTAAAGTAGTTAATTATTTAGAAGCTTGTAATTTTGCTGATAAAATAGAGATAATAGGACAATATTATGCAGGTTATAAAAGACGTTCATTTATTTTTGCTATTTATAGTTTATTAAATAATAAAAATTTTGAATTTACTGAATTTATACAGAAGCTTAAAATACAACAAGGAGCAATTGTTGACTGTGTAAATAGCACTCAGTATGTAGCATTAATAGAAGAAATTTACAACTATAAAAGAAGAGATAAGGTAAATTTAAGATATTAATGAAAAAAATTAAAGATAAAAAATGTAAGGAGTGTGGGAATACCTACACTCCATTTAATAGCCTTCAACAAGTATGCAGTCCGAAATGCCATTCTATATTTACTGAAAAAAAAGAATGGAAGAAAAAGAAAGCTGAATTAAAAGTTAAGTTAAGAACACGTACAGAATGGCTTAATACACTACAAAAGTTATTTAACCAATGGATAAGACTAAGGGATGAAAAAAAAGGCTGTATAACGTGTTTAAAGCCTTTTAAAGATAAGTTTGATGCTGGGCATTTCTTAGCAGTTGGAAGTTATCCTAATTTAAGATTTAACGAGGATAATTGTCACGGACAGTGCGTTCACTGCAACCAACACAAACATGGAGCAAGTGCTGAATACTTTATTCAATTGCCAAACAGAATAGGACTTTGCAAATTCAATGAGTTATTAAATAGCAGAAATGAATCTTTAAAACTAACTTTAGATGAAATTCAAGAACTAATTAAAATTTACAAATTAAAAATCAAAGAACATGGAAAAAGTACTAACAATTGAAGAAGCAAAGATTGAATTTGAATCTCACATGCTTATAGCCTTATTTAAAGCAGCAGTTGAGCAGTCAACATTACTAACTGGCAAATACAACCAAAAAATGAAACAAGACTTTAATAGATGGCAAAAAATAGGTTTTATGTTTATTGAAGAGTTGGAAAAAAGAAACATGATACATGGCGAATACATGAATAAGCTATCTGATATTTATCACAATGTAAATTCAGGAATGAGAGAAGAATTTTACAAAGGTTTGGAAAGTTAAATAATTATTGTATATTTGTACCCGATGAGTAACGGCATCAGTAATAATAATATTTTAATCCCATTGGTGAGTAGAGACCGTTACCTCGAAAGCCGATGGGTTTTTTATTTTATATAAATGGCAAAAAATTTTCCATATTTTAAATTTACTGCTACTGAATGGCTAACTGGAGATATAGTTTATG